AGGGTGTAGTATTACCCTCTGAGCACTTCATAGCCAAATCGAGCCCGGCGGTTGGCTCTGAAGTTTTTTGGTCTGAGGTGGCACCGAACAACTTTTATGTGAAATGACCAAAAAAAAAAATATTTTGTAAGTAAAAAATGCCTATGCATGCCAGCCGAGTCAGACGCCCGATGCGCCCTGCATCCAAGCTTCTTGTCAAGTCTCGGCCTCCTAATCGTCGCCCTCCTGGGCGTCGTCTTACGACAAAATATGCCCGCACTCGCAGCGACGTTAACAAGCGTCTCCGCGCGCTCACGAAGGTCACTCGGAGCCTTCAGGTCCGAACCTACGGTGAGACCCAATATCAGCGATATCAATATCTGAACGTTGGAGCTGGATCAACCATCTGGCAGTCCTGTGATTCACAGCCCCTGTGCTTTATGCACCAAGCCATCAACGATTCGGCGCCTGTCTGGCAGTGTCGCCACGATACGGCTGCGGTCCCGCAGACGTTTTCAACTATCCAAATTGGCTCATGGCGAGTTCAGCCATTCGAGCCGGCGACAATCAATCCACTCTATGAGAAGCATGATTCGCTTCAATATTGGAAAAACGCCCGTGGCGCTTCAGCACCCGCCGGTGGGAGCAACCAAGTCCCAATCGTCCAGCCTAAATTCCTACTGAAGTATGTAGACTATACTATTCAGGTACAAGGTGTAAAAACCCTCAATGATATGCTTGAGGTAGTCCTCGTCACTCCACGCAAGTCGTTTGCTAAGACAAACTCCAACGCCATAACCATGCCCGTGGATGGACTAATCTCACATTGCTACACCTGCCCCCTCACTAAGGACCGTTCCATAGCTAATTTTCAATATTACAAACACCAGGTCCTTAAACGTATTTACATGAATACGGAAAGCTCCGTTGGTGGACTCCAACAGTTTCTCCACACCAACAATCGTCGTGAACTTACGTTCCGCGTCTCCTCTAACAGTGTCGTGTCATTCGCAGACACTACTAAACCCGGCGAAGTCTATGATTGGACTGAACTATCCCTCCTCTCTCAGAGTTTCATCATGATCCGATCCTCTATCGAGCGTCGGCGCATTGATAACCTCGTTTCAGGCAACTCTACCGCCGGCTTCAATCTGCAGATGTTCAAAACAGTTTGCTTCCGCGACCAGCTCGGCAATTCTGGCAACTAGATATATCTCTATCAGCATTCCAATTTTTTTTTTATTCCTAACCCAAAAAAAATGACAATTGCCAGATTCAAGTTTGTCCTCTGGAACTATGGCCGCTCGTTCCAGGAAATGTATGAATTGTGCCAACAATTTTACGCTAAATACGAATGTAGTTATTTTCACTTCACTCAGCAGGTTGCTCCCACTACGCAAAATTTACATGTGGATGGATATTATGAGTATCCAACTCCTCGTAAGTGGGCCGGTGAAGTGAAGAAGCTTAAGAAGATATTTGATAAAGAATATTGTTCCGGTCATTTTGGCGACTGCCAGACCGCTCATGGTACTGCCGGCGAAAATATGGACTACTCTGAGAATGACTCAGCTATCACTGACCTCGTTCAGTGGGGCGAAGCCGGCAAGGGCCAAGGTTTTCGTCAAGACCTATCAGAGTACAATGACGCTCTCCAGGCAGGTGAGATGACTGCCGAGAGTATCGCTCTTTCCGACCCTACCAAGTACCACCAGTACGGTCGGACTTTCCACAAGATCGAAGATATTACACTCCGCAAGCGGTTTCGGACCGAGATGACTGAAGGTCTCTGGATTTTTGGTCCGACCGGTTCGGGTAAAAGTCATATGGCCATGCATGACTTCAATCCTGACACACACTATCTCTGGAAGCTAAATGATAATGGCTGGCAAGATGGATATCGGGGCCACCCCATTGTCATTATCAATGACTTCCGTGGTAAGGGTATCGACTACGATATGATGCTCAATCTCGTCGATAAGTGGCCTTACACCATCCCTCAACGTGGAAAGGAACCCTTCCCTTTCCTCGCAAAAAAGGTGATAATCACTTCTCCAATGTCGCCTGACGAGGTCTACCACCGTCGGCATGAGAGTGACGGTATCGCCCAGCTCCTCCGACGTTTTCAAATTTTGGAGAAAACGAGTCAGTGCTCAGAGGGTGTAGTATTACCCTCTGAGCACTTCATAGCCAAATCGAGCCCGGCGGTTGGCTCTGAAGTTTTTTGGTCTGAGGTGGCACCGAACAACTTTTATGTGAAATGACCAAAAAAAAAAAT